GGCGGTGTCTTGGAGAACCATTCTCAATAAGCCCCATCTCGTTGAAAATGAAACAAAGATTCCCGGGGCGATTATTCGACCCGGGTAATATTTATTCGACTTCTTGTCGTTACCTTCATCCGCTTGGCATGCCTCCAGTCTACCCTATCCACGGCTCCTACGCAATAGCCCCTGTAAGGCCCCTTCAAAAGGGGTCAGGTACCAACCACTGACCCGGGGGGTCGACACGTTCTGAGGGCAAATTTGACAACCTCTATCATCGGTCCCTAGCGATATTATCGATATATGCGGATATTGTTACAGCGCTGGAATTGGGTTACACACCGCGTCCACATAGTGAGATACCCACCCTTTGTCTATACAAACACCAATGTTAACGTTAACATTTGTCCTTACATATCCTTTGCACTAGCAAACTGAGCATTTATTATGTTAACTTCGCCACGAAGGAATTAACCACGGTTAACAACGCCATGCAACATTCTGCATATAAGCTATTTCCTTCATATAGACACCGTCTACCTGTCGACCCTTATACAACCCCCCTTCATTACCTCTGGCCCGGCCGTAGTTCTGCACCCCCTATGGTGATAATGGTTCTCGCTATCACTTAGGTGCCCCTTACCCCATTTATGTTATAGCGTCTTACTTAGCGTTACTTAACCCTTAGTGAGAATGGTCGTGTCAACTGCGACACGCCGAACAAAATTTTTTCTGGTTTTGGGTTGACATGTTGGTGGTGGTCTAGTAATCTTGTATTTGTCAGCGAGGGAAACCGAAAGACAGGAAGTCTCGAGGAAGTAACCGCCAAACGACTTGAATAGTGACAACTTAACAGAGGTGAATTTGATGACTAATTTGTATCAACCTAAACTTTGTTCATCTAATAGAGGATTCGTTTGTCTGGATATACTTTTAGGCACATATACATACTATAATCATTACAAACTCGCGTACATGCTCAAGCAGCGCGTTAGAGAGAACATCAAGAAGTCTTTTTCGTATCTTCAATATTACCGCTTAACAGGTAAATTTCTAGTAAAAGACTTTCACGATGATTATGATTTAAATCATTTGTTCAATAACTATCTCGTTAAGAAAGACGAATATATATTTTACAATGATTATAAATTAAAGTTTAACAACAATAACATCACATACGGGAAAGGCGATCACTATCGCATAATAAACAAGTTCCAGGGCTATTGCTTAACGCTGGAGGAAATAGCTTATGACAAAATACTTTCTTGATGAGTTCAATACAGCTGTAGCTTATATCGAATACTACTTTAATATTCGCAAGTTCTCCCGCAATGAAGAACATGAACTCATCGATTGCGGCCTTAATTTTGATAAGTCTCTTGTAATTTTACACAATGCTGTTACAGACTTTCTTTATGATGATAAAGAATTACTATTACAGCGTTCGGTTTCTAAGCCTCAGTTTATGAGGTTTCTGGTTAAACATAATTTTTATGTTGATGAATTTTATTTCAATAACGTTACCGTTAATTATATAATGCAAAACGGGACTCCGTATATAATAATTAACGAACAAGACTGTAAATCCGTTAGTTTTACAGCCCTCTACATAATCACCCTTTTATATTTCATTACCCCGGTATTCTGATGCAGTATTTTAAAGCCCTTAAACCAGTTATCTTTCTCAATAACAATTTTAATGATCTGAAACTCGATTGGAATTATTTCATTCTATACAAGCATGACATTATTCCCTTCGATTACTGTCCACCCAACGTACGTGATCACTATCTTGACTTTAAAAACGCATACGCGTTGTTTTCTAAGCAGAAGTTTCATGATGTAGATAGGTTTATGCTTGCTTACGATGGCTCTCATAAGACTGGTAATATTATCTATAATGCTGGCAGAGTTGTAGAATTTTGCCCTATTCCTTCACTAAAAGTAATTATGGCTGAAGATTCTTTCGTCATGCTTGCTCGAGGGAAATTTTATAACATCACTTTTAACGACATTCTACTCATGTCGGGTATTTATTCTCAGGAGCAGATTCTTGCATTACAGTCGAAGAATTTTGAGTGAGATTCAAGAAAAACACAATCTCTGTCAAGAATACGGCATAAGACACAAATTTTGGCCTACTATTTCTCACAATGGTGTTAATGGCGGTCTTGATTATGAGCTTTCGCCTAATACATGGTTGTCTATTGATCTTCAATCAATTGGGGATAAAACAACTTTTGTTGAGCAATCTATAAAGCGCGGCACACCTTATCTTCCTTTTGATGAAGTCGTGTCTCTTATAGACATTAATCTTTTACCGCTTTCAGTGCTGGAGGCCTACGGCCATGACGAAAGGTAAGTTGCAGGATTGTTTTCAAGTTATAAATTATTGCAACACACACTCTATAGCAATTCGTCTTTCCTTCAAGGTTTACAATTCCTACTATAAAGCAAACTTGAAATACCGTATCGGCGACGTTGTCGTCAAAATTAATATAGTAACTCATAAATTATACATTCGTGAGAAAAATTGTATTCGCTTTATTAAATGTGATATTAATAAACTCACTCGATATCTACCGCCCATTGCAATTCCCGCTTTCATAAGAAAGGCATACCATGTTTAATTGGTTTAATGCTGATGAGTTCTACGAACAATGCTTCGAAAATAACGTCGACGTAACAGTTTCTTATCACATCTATGCTATCGATGACCGCCACTTGACCCTCCATTACACTGTTGAAGGAGATTATTATTATTACCTAAGCTATGATAAAGGCGAAATTGTTATCCGCAAACTGCACAAACGTAAGCCCTTTGTGCAAGCTATTTCTCTTGAGGAACTTGCCGAAGTAGTTTCTTGGAAGGGTATTCCTTCCGTTTTCAAGTACGAACAACCCACACTGATTTAAGGAGTAAATAATGTTGTCACGCGAAGAAATTCTACCGTTTGAAAGTTTCTTTATCTCAAAGAAGGATTATCTCAATAAAGTAGTTGTAGTTACCGACTATTCTGAATATACTGATTTTGTGCAGTACCCCGGCAACAACAAGAAAACCAAGGTTAACAAACTTGTTTTCTTGACTGAAGGCGGCGCTACGGTTACTACTACTAGTTCAGTAATCCATAAACAGTTTACTGAATATCTGGATGAATGCTCTAATGATGAGCTTGACGCATTCCCCGTTCGCTGCATGATCACCGAGGTTGAAGCAAAGTCTGGCAATAAGTATATGTCAGCTAAGTTTAGGAAGTAGAAAGGAGGAAGGCGCGTAACAGTTCTGTTGCGCGCCTTTCTATTATGGCTAAGAATGACTTGATTAACGATATTTTGCGTTACCAGAAGACTGCTGAGCGTAAGCTTCTTCGTTTTAAGCAGCAGGGCGTTTCTCAGCGCAAATTTGCTAAGCCTAATATTTTACCCACAGCAAAGCTTAAGACTTTAAATATGAATCAGCTTAAGAAACATGCTGAGGGGTTGAAATCTTTTAATTCTGTTTCTAATAATTTTGTGCAACTTGCTAATGGTTCTCACGTGCACAAGTCTAAGTGGGCTGAGTACAAGAAAGCCGAGAAACTTCGCAATAATCGTATCTATAACATGAATCAACGACTCAAGAAAGTTGCTTCATCTAATCCGGCGTTTAAGTCTCTTGCCGAGGAACGAGACCTGCTTGTTGTTAAGCACCCCGTTAGGGGGCTTCCGTCACCAGTTGGGTATTACGAATTCCACAGAAGTCCGAAGCAGGTGAATAGCGAGGATGCTCTTGACAAACTCACCAAGGCTTACAAGTTTGAAGCTAGTCCTGAAGGCCGTAAAAAGAAAGCGGCTAGTTTTCGATCTAGTATTGAGGGCATGATTCAAATGGTTGCTCCGGAGCTCATGAACACTGTGCAAGATTTATCTGATGACCAGATTATTGCTTTGTGGTCTTTGGATCCGAATTTTGCCCGGGCATTGAAGATGAATTATGATATTGTTATGGAATGGCTGAGCGGAGGCGAAGAAGCGGTTATTGAGGCTTATAATACTGAGGCGTTTCGTCAGAATGTGCCTGATATTGTTCGTCAATTAGATTGGGTTCAAAATGCGTTCCCGAAAAATAAATCTGGAAGAAAATCAAGTAAAAGAAAAACTAAGCGCCGTCGCTGATTTTGAAACTACTACTGATCCGGAGGACTGCCGTGTTTGGGCTTGGGGTATTGTCCCTGTTAAAGCAGATTGTTGCAAAGATGATATGGCTTATGGTGTGGACATTAAGTCTTTTATTTCATATGTTGAGGGCACTAATTACGAGGAAATAAATTTTCATAATCTAGCTTTCGATGGTGACTTTATTATCTCTCACCTACTCAACAACGGTTATAAAGTCAACCAGGAGGAAGCGCTTCTTCCAAAGCAGTTTTCTACCCTTATTTCCAATATGGGGCAATACTATTCGCTGAAAGTAAAATTCCCAAGCGGGAAACTTATCACCTTCATAGATAGCCTCAAGAAGCTCAACATGAGTGTAGCCAATATCGCCAAATCATTCAACCTTTCTTTGAATAAATTGGAAATAGACTACCACGAAAACAGAGAGCCGGGGCACAAGCTCACAGATGAAGAAGTAGATTATCTAGCCAACGACGTCATTATTGTGTCCCAAGCACTTGCACAAGTATATGCAGAGGGTGACACAAAAATGACTATCGGCTCAGATAGTCTCGAGAACTACAAGAAGATGAGGAAGGAGTTCGATACCCTCTACCCAATTCTGCCCATTGAGTTAGATGATCAAATTCGGTGGGCGTATCGTGGCGGATGGACGTATTTGAAGAAAGGCCGTGAACAGCAGATATGGTCTAATGGTAGTGTATATGACATTAATTCGCTCTATCCTTCTGTCATGATGTACAATAAACTACCATACGGCAACCCCATTTTGTTTGAGGGTAAGCCAGATAAAGACATGCTGTTTATTGTTTCTATAACATTCACGGCGCATCTTAAAGAAGGTCATCTTCCCTGCATCCAAATTAAAGGCCACGCGCTGTTTTTGGGCACAGAATATCTTGAGCATATTCCTGAGCCTGAAACAATGTCTGTAACCAGTGTTGATCTTGAATTGTGGCAGAAGCATTATGATATAAATATTCTTTCATGGAATGGCGGTTTCTATTTTCATTCGGCCACAGGATATTTTGACGACTACATCAATCATTACATGGCGATTAAAGAAAAAGCTACCGGCGGCAAACGACTTCTAGCTAAGCTTCATCTTAATTCTCTTTATGGCAAATTCGCTAGTCGACCGCGGATGATCGGTAAATATCCAACGCTAACAGAAGAAGGAGTAATTAAACTTCTAGACGGTAAAGAAGAAGTTAAAGAACCAATATACACACCACTTTCTGTATTCATTACAGCTTATGCCCGTTTAAAAACAATCACGATCGCTCAGAATAACTACGACCGCTTCATCTATGCCGACACTGATTCACATCATATTTTGGGTGAGCCGGTAAATTATTCAATGGAAATTCATCCAACTAAACTCGGCGCCAGCAAAAGAGAGTACGGTTTTCGCTACGGATTGTATTGGAGGTCGAAAGCTTATATTGATCTAACAGAGGATAACAAATATGAAGTCCATATCGCAGGGCTTCCAAAATATATTGCCAATGATCTTAAATTCGCCGACTTTTATCCCAGTAATGTGATTCAGGGCAAATTGCGGGCCAAGCGGGTCAAGGGTGGAACTGTTCTTGTTGACACTCCGTACGAACTTAAACTATGATGCTTTTGTTGCCGGTAGGTGGCTATAGCAGGGTGTCGGACCTGATAAGTCTCCTGTATAGTGAGAGTGTGACAACTCCCCTACCGGCACGCTGAAAGGATATAATGAGTGATGAAGTAGCCTCAAAGACTGAGGAAAAGAAAGAAGATACTTCAGCTAAGACTGAGTATGCTAAGAATTTCATGAAGATGATGGAGGAATTTCGTTCTGAAATTTCTTCTTTGCGAACTGAATTTGAGTCAGTGCGCGAAGCATTTAATAGCCAGCTTCCTGCTGCTCCTGAAAAGGAAGAGGAAGCTATGGAACTTGCCGATGAAGAATTTTTCGCTATGTTGAGGGGTGAATGATGCCTGATAAGCTGACTAAAGACTATAACCGCCTGTACCTTGATTACGTCCGGCGCCATGCGTCGATTGATTATCAGTCTCGTATTCCGGACGTGAACAAGGCCAATATGGCTCAGATTGGTTCCAAGATCATGAACTATGAGCCGGCGTACAATGAGTTCATTGACACTCTGGTCAACGTGATCGCTGAGCAGAAGGTTCGCGGCGTTATTTGGAACAACCCGCTGAAGGAGTTCAAGCGGGGCGAACTTGCTATTGGCGGCACCATCAGTGAAATTTACGTGGATATCATTGATGGGCAGCCGTGGAAGCAGGACGTCGACTATGAGTCGATGTTTGCTCGGCGCCTTCCTCGCGTGGAAGAGTCCTTCTACAGTACTAACCGTCAGCAGTTCTACCCCATCAGCATTAGTGACGCGGTTGTCCGGCGGGCGTTCTTGAAGCCTAACGGACTTGATTCGCTTATCTCGGCGTTTATGTCTTCTCCACTGTCGGCGGATGAGCAGGACGAGTTCCTGTCCACTATGAACTTGTTCCGTGAGCATGAGAACGAGTACGGGTTCTACAAGATTAAGATTCCGAATATTACGTCACTTGATGCTCCTGAGGCTAATGTTAAGGCTGCGCTGAAAGCGTTCAAGGCGGCGGCGTCAACTCTGGGCTTCCTGAACCGTAAGTTCAACGTGTTGAAGGTTGCTAATCATTCTAAGATTAGCGATCTTCATCTGTTCCTAACTCCCGAGGCTCGCGCTAATATCGATATCGAGGCGCTGGCCTACATGTTCCACATCGACAAGGCAGAGATTCCTTTCCGGGTGCATGAGGGGATGCAGGAGCACTTCAATATCCCCGGCTTCCAGGCAGCTCTTGTTGATAAGAATTTCTTCGTTATTGCAGATACTCTTATCCGCAACGGTAAGGTTCGTAACGAGTTCGGTCTGTATGAGAACCGTGTATTCCATCACCACCAGATTTTCGGCACTTCTTTGTTTGCTAACGCTATCCTGTTTACTTCTAACGAAGTTACTCCTGATACGAATATGAAGCGTAGTAGCGTTACTGGTCTTGGGGAGACGTTGACCATTACTGATCCGGAGACTGGTAATGCCGTTACTGAGGTTCTCAAGGGTCACATCTATCAGCTATCCACAGATATTCTGGTCGATGATCCGAAGCTTTTGGGCAACCACGGCATTATTTGGTCTATGAGTCCATCGTCTAGCAACCGTACTTATGTTACTGAGGATGGTGTGTTGCATGTTGGGCGTAATGAGAACTGGGCCGATCTCGGTGTGGACGCTAAGGTTGAGGATGCTCGTTCTATTTCTAAGCATTATGGGATTAAGGTTAAGCAGTCCTGATGTTGGTGACTCGTAAGAATGGCACTTCTGGCGTTGGTGCGGCTCATGCAGCCGTGTGGGCACTAGTGGGGCATCTAGATAAGGTTCTTCCCTCCACTTTCTGGTTTGGACAAGGGAAAGGTGAGCCGGATTATGATGCTAACGGTAAGGACAGGAACTATGAGCATAGCTCGGGTTATGCTCTGGACGTAATGGTTACTGACCTTGGGGCTTCTCCTTCTAAGATTGAGTTGGCTAATGCTCTGAAGCTGTGTTCTTGGGCTCAGAAGAATGCTTCTGCTATCGGGTTGAAGTGGATTATTTTTTCACCTTACCAGGATGGCTATGCTTATTCGTGGAACCCATCTAGGGGCACGTGGAAGCGGCTGTATTCCGGGTACGGTAATAAGTCCGCAGCTCATATGGACCATATTCACTTCTACCTCCGCGGTTCTAGTTTTGGGGTTATTGACGACTCCCCACTCCAGTCGTCTATTGAAAGGAATGTTGAAGATATGACTGTTCAGGAGCTTCATAAGGAGTTGAATGATAATCCTATGATGAGTCTTATAGCTTCCCGTATCGGTATGGTTGCTACCGCCTTGGATAAGGTTGTCAAACAACTTGATGATGTGAGCGATAAACTCAGCAAGTAGGTTAATAATGAGCCCAGTAATTACTGAAGGGCTCCTTATAGCAATCCTCACTCTGATGGGGGCAGTGCTTACACAGCTTCTCATCAGGGTGGGGAATCTTGAAAAGAAACTCGAACACGAGCAATCAAGGCTTAAAATACTATGGGGTGCCTTCAGGAAACTAATAGATATGTATTACCGATACAGGAAACCTGAAGCCCCCGATCCGCCAGAATTACACGAAATATTTGAGGACGAATAAATGATCGAACTAGCAACTGTAGGTTCAGTAATTGCCGCCGTTAATCTAGCTAAACAGGCAGGTCTACCTAAAACTCTTAATGGCGTGTTGGCCATTATTCTGGGTATTGCCTTCACCCTCTTGGTAGACGGAATTGGCAACGTTCCGGGCAGTATCGCGAAAGGCATTGTTCTAGGGCTTGGCGCCAGCGGAGCCCATGACCTCACTACCAAGAAACCTGATAATATTGGTGCATGAGTAGCTACATATCTGACGTACCTGCGGAAGTTTCTTCTGCGGGTACGTCTTTTTCTTTTGACGTATGGACGCCGGGCACGATTGTTACTTTGTGCAATGTGCCGTGGGATGCACAATATAATAATATTGTTGATTTTCCTGATACTAAGTCTTTGATAGATTATCTTTCTATCAGTCCTGGGCCGAAGATTAAGTTCGACCGCTTGTCTTATGTGCGGCCGGAGCAAGATATTCATCTTAACATTGGTGTTGCTCAGGCGTATAAATATAATTATATCCACGTGTATAACCCGCTCACCCATTCTGACACGCCTAATGATTTTTTCTATTTTATTAAGGGCGTTCAGCATATAGCTCCTAACACAACAGCGTTTCATCTTCAAATTGATGTGTGGAATAGTTTCCGTTGGGGGATGAAGTTTGGACGTTGCTATGTGGAACGATCGCATTATGCTTTTGCAGTTTCCAATGCAGCGCAGCCTAACATGTTGAAGAACCTTCTCGTGCCTGAGGGGCTTGATTGCGGTTCGGATATGGTTGAAACTAAGTATATTCGCCATAAGATTAAGCAGCAGAATGAGCTATCTGATCTAGCAGTTGTTTTTATTTCATCTGCTGATTTAAGCGTTGACCCCGGAAGTATAGATTCGCCGAATCTTTCAACTAGCCCCGGCACTAAGATTCAACTTTACAATAAGAGTAGGGATAATGCCGCTTCAACTTTTGTTAATGTTGTTATAGGGGCGGACCTGTGGGGGTGCAGTGTTGATTCTTTTGCTGATGTCATGACCGCGTTGAAACGCGTGCCGTGGGCGTCGAAGTCTATCTATGGCGCCTATCTAGTGCCTGCCTATCGTAATATGCGGGGCGTTACTCCTGAAAAATTCCTTGATCATAACCCGAATGTTGGTAAATTGTACGAAGGTACTTTTATATATTATTTTGATATTGTAAAGGACCTTACCTCAGAACTTATGGCGCATATCCCTGATAGGTATAAAAAACTTATGAAGTTTGCTACCTATCCATATGCGGCTATTGAATTGACTACGTATACTGGCACGCCAATTATTCTTAAACCAGAACTATTTAATTCTGGTAAATATAGTGTATCTATTAATGTTAGTGTCATCCCACCTAACCCTAGAGTGGTAATCTATCCACTCAACTACGGTGCTCGAGGACGGGATACTAGCGAATATGTTGGTGGATACCTTGATTCATCTACTATGGTGATGAACTTCCCGTCGTTGCCTATCACTAATGATTCATACACTGATTATCTGGCGAGTAACCATCATTCAATCGCGTTCCAGCATCAGTCGGCCGATTGGGCGCAGCAGCGTGCACTGATGAGCGCTAACACTGCTTTCAGTAATTCCATGCTGGGCATTGATGCGAATAATCAGCGCACGAATACCCAGATTCATACGAACACCATGCAGGCCGGTCTCGCTTCTGAGACTGCTAATTATAAGGCGATTCAAAATGGTATTAATGCTGGCGTTAATGGTATTGCTTCTATGGCTGGAGGTAATATACTTGGGGGCGCGCTTTCTGGAGTGATGGGTGTAGGTAATGCTATTGCTGATAATGCTATTCAACAAAACCAGATTAGCGGGAATCTTGGTATACAGAATTATTCTGCTTCTGCTAATAATAATATTACTAACAATCTTTCTCGCGGGATAGCCGACGCCAACCTCGCTCTTGCAAAAGCAACTGCTGCGGGTGATCATGCAAATACTATTGCTGGCATTAATGCAAAAGTACAGGACGCTAAAATGTTGCAGCCTTCTGTTTCTGGCCAGCTTGGCGGTGACTTCCTTACTATTTGTCTTGAGCAGGGCATGACAGTGAACTTCCGTTTCAAGAGGGTTGATGATTCAGCTGTAGAGCGTCTCGGCGAATATTGGTTGCGTTATGGTTATGCTCTTAACCGCTATGTGAATATTAAAAACATTAACCCAATGACTAATTTCACATATTGGAAGCTTGCCGATGTTACGATAAAAACTCTTTATTGCCCTGAGGTATATAAGCAAGCTATTATGGGTATATTCCTTAAAGGAACCACCGTGTGGCGCAAACCAGAATTTATTAATGATCTAGACATAGCAGAGAATGAAATTGTTGGCGGAATAGGAAGTGTTGTATTGTGAGTAATTTTGGTGACCTCCATGCCGTCATGGCTAATCCTAGGGATACTCTAGCTAAATTTGTTCCTAGGAAAGCAGCATCGCTAGATACTATTCGCATTAATATGTATCTAGGGAAAATAATGGAATGGGCCGTAACGCGTTTTACGTGGAACAACCTTCCAGATACTGTCGATGCACGGTATATTGAATCAACTCTGAATACTGCCGGTATGTGTATTTTTTATTATGATGCGCGTTATGGTAAGTATTTATGTGTTTCTGCTAATCCTATTGGTGATTATGACGTTTACGGAAACAGTTTTAAATACCAAACTGAAAGTTATGGTAAATACTATGGCCTAATCATTGACGCAGAAGACTGTGTGCCCATATGGCACAACCTTGCCCATATGCATGACCAACTAATATATCTTGATTATGCTACGCGCCTTTCGGATATTGAGCAGACTCTGGATATTACCGCAAAGAATATGCGTAATCCGAGGATTGTTTCCTGCCCGCCGGGACAGCGACAAACCTACGATAATGTTTTGCGCGATATTGAGCGTGGCGCTCCTGTTATTTATGGTGGTGAAGCACTACTTCAAAACGATGAAATTAAAGTTCTCGACCTTTCAGTTAACCCCGATTATCTAGAACACTTGCGTGACGAGCGAGATTCCATCTGGAGGGATTGCCTCACTTTCCTTGGCATCAACTCAACAAATGAAACCAAGGCAGAACGGATGATTAGTGATGAGGCGGGTGCGCGCGACGGCCAGCTTGCTATTGCTCGTGCGAGTATGTGGAAGTCGCGGGATATGGCGTGTAAGCAAATTAATGATAAATTCGGGATGGATATTTCGGTTGAGTGGTCTTTCGAAGAGGAAGTACTACCCGACATTGAGGAAGTGAATAATGGCGAAATATACGATGGAGCTTCGGGACGCGTTGAAGTACGCGAAGACGCTGGAGGTGAAAACAGGTCTTGAGGATTACCCTATTTTCGCGGAAGAATATCGTGAAACACTGAATAAGAAAATTGTTGATCATTATTATTTTGAAGAGATAGGTTTTGAAACCGCGGATATGTTCTTCTATGCGCTAGGGGAACGTATGCGTCTTATCATGCCCATGATGAACAAGGCCTATCTTGCAATCAATAATGCGCAGGACATTTTCCGTACTTATGAAACGAACAATACGAGCAGCGGCAATACGGAAACGAGCGGTACGCAGTCAGCAAACGTTAAAGGAACCGGGACTGCTTCTTCGCGTAACGTTAATTCGTCATTCCCTCAGCAAATGTTGAGTGCTACTGGTGATTATGCGACTGCTGCGACTGATAGTAATTCTAAAACAGGTAATACATCAACCACGTCCTCTAGCAGCGGCAGTAACACAACTAGTGGCAGCACGGCCTCTAGTTATGGGCGAAGTGGTTCAATTGCTTCGCTACTGGGGGAGTATCTTGAGTCTTATATGAATATCGACCAGCATATAGTGATGTCGTTGAATGATCTTTTTATGCAGGTTTGGAGCAGTGGTGAAAGCCTAACTCCCGATGATAGTATGTTTTATTATGCACCATATTTTGGAGGTTATTGGGTATGAGTGAACCGGTGCTGCCCCTCATGGGTGAATGGGGGCCGTTTAATAGTGTTACTCCTTTTACCAGGGTAGATAATTATACTTATCTCGAGATTCTGCATCAGCTGAAGAACAAAATTAACGAGTTCATCACCTATGCTGGCACTCAGGATAAAAAGATTATCGAGTTCCGAGACCGTGTTTCCAAGCAGATTGACGAATTCACTAACAAGTTCGTGCATCACACGGTGAGTGACGTTAACGGTGTTATTCATTTTGCTATGATGAATGGGCCGGAGTTGTTGATGTATGACAAGGCATACATTGATACCCTATCGGCGAGTATCGATAATAACATTACGCAAACTGATAATAAACTTCGCGAGAAACTTACGAATGATCTTAAAGAGTTGAATGATACTCTTCGTCTGTTTATTGCGGATGAAAGGAATAAGCTTAAACTACAGCTAGATAATGATATCAACCGTGTCGAAACGCTCGCTGAATCAAAAGCAAATCGTTACTATCATGTCGTCACCGATTATGGCGCAAAAGGCGATGGAGCTACGGACGACACAGAAGCTATCAAACGAACAATTGCTGCTGCTGGCAGTGGCGGGCACATTTATTTCCCCAAAGGAATCTACAAAGTAACAGCGGAACTTGAATTCATGCCCGATCAGAGGGTTGATGGATCAAGTGCTTCCTGGGGTGATAACTCACCGAATTCTGCTATTTTCTTCGATATTAGGGACGGTAATGGTATTAATTGCAAGTACGGTAATACTTTTACTAACTTGCGTTTTGATGGGCCCGGTCCTTCCCGTACTAATTGTATTGGTCTTAATTGTGCTAAATATGTAACTATCAGAGACTGCGCTTTTTATGATTGGAAGTTGGCTAACAAATTTAAACAAAATTGGTACACAGAAGTAGAAAGGGTGAAATACCAGGGTAACACCACGGCCATTGACGCTGAATACTGCTACAACCTCACCATCAAATCGCCACACATTATTGCAGACGAGGGTAACAAATCATACAAATACGGCATTAAAGCTACCGAAGCAACCATGATGACCATACATGGCGGCTCCATTGAATCCTACGAGATTGGTATCGATATGGGGCTTGGTGTTTCCGTAGCTTGCTTTGGTGTATATTTCGAAACCGATAAAGAAGGACGCGCTGACAACAGGCGTGGCGTGATTTTTTCATCCCCTAAGAGCAACCTGCTCATGATGGGGTGCCAAGTTTATCTCACCAACCATAAGAGTTTTATTGATGCAACCAATCAGACCTGTGGCGAAACCATTACGTTGATTGGCAATAAATACAAAGCAGGTGCAAACGGAACTGTATCCGCCGGTTATGTTATCGACACGCATGAAAACAATACGGGTTTCCTTAAAGTAAATTCCATCGGTGATAACAATTCCCAGTCAGACCACAATATCTACAAATACCGCCGCGAAAACGTGCCACCGGGCTCGCTCGTCAGCGATCCGTCCCACTTTTTCCCATACCGCGGAGGATGGGAAGGACTGCGCGCTGGCAAATTCGTCGTAGCACCAGCAGAAGGGGCCCTCGTCACCGGAGCCGGAACTAATCTCCCATCATTCGGTGAGGGAATGAATCACCCCGTTGGCGTTCTATTCTGGCACACAGGAAAAAACAAACTAGTAGTGTTTAACGGCACCGATTGGGTAGACGTAAACGGAGGAAGTATCTAAATGAGCTGGGGATCCGGGGATATGATGGTGCTGATTAGGTGCATCGGCACAGTTGAATCAGATATGAATTACGGAGTGGTGTTTTTGCAGGACCCGATCACCATTGGATTTATGCAATGGTACGGTACTCGGGCTGGCAAAATTCTTGAAAAAATCAAGCCCGCTGTTGGAACTGCCATTTGGGCGAAAATGCCCACCCGTATAGCAAGCCGTGTCGGTCGTATCCCCGGATCCGATAGCTCATGGAATAGTTTCTGGGTGCGGCGTGAAGAAGTGCCTGGAATTAAAGCAGTTATGACTTCTGCTCAAGCCAAGGCGGTGCAGAACAAGCAGGCCGTGGATGATATGGAAGCTTATCATCAGCAAGCGTTGAAGCGCGGATTGGATCGAGCTAAGAATCCGAAGGTATTTATCTTTTGGTGCACAATTTTTCACCAATACCCTGTCGGTGCCGATCGTGTGATAAAAGCTGTAGGTCCCAATGCATCGCTGCAAGCGATGTATAACAACACGATTCATCAGCCGTGGCTTAGGAAATATAAAAGTAGATACGACAAGGCTATGGCTGTCATCAACAAATACGACACAAGCCCGCTGCCAGGCATATCAGGCAGCGGAAACGCCAGCGGAAGCGTAGAAGTCGACCCGCCACCCGCTGGGGATAATTCAAGCTCCGGCAGCAATGACGATGATAGCTCAGGCAACATCAACATTAAATTTCTAGAAGAAATAAACGGCGAACGATACCTCGTATACAGCGACAACAGCAGAGACATCCTCGTCAAAGGAAACGGCGGAATATGGACCATCAAAGGCGGAAAACACTCCGGCAAAGTGCCAGGCGACGACAATGACGATGACGACAACCAAGGAGGAGGAGGCGGCGGAAACTTTGTGTCTCCCGATGTACTCAACCCCTATGTTAATGCTGAAGGCGGGGCAGAATGGCGGGGAGAAATCAGGGACGGCACAATTACGTATTCTTTCTGCCCATCAGATCCGAATAAGCAGCCCGACCCACCTTCCCCCGAAAGCCCAGAATACTGGGCATAGCTAGCGCGGAACTCGTAGCCTCAAGGCACCTGCACCACTGTGGGGCGCTCGCATCCTGTTCAGATGCGAGCGGCCCCCCGG